CAGATCCGCCATGGCGTCCTCTACGCGCTCTGCAAGACCGCGTCCCGAACTGCTTTCTTCAACAAAAAACTGATGACGACGCCTCCCGCTTCGGACAGGTCCGCGGGGTCGAGCTGCGCGCACTCGGGCGGCGTGAGGCTTGGGGAGGTGATGCGCGGAAGCAGCTTGAGCAGTTCGTCGGCGTCGGCGGCGTGCAACCGCTGCAGCGAGAGGCCGCGCAGCTCGCCGGCGTTGGGCTTGCGCAAAACGATCTCGGCGATGGTGGTGGCGCCGCGCTGGATGGGCGTGTCGAGGGTGATGATGTTTGGCACGCTGGGCGCGATAGTGGCGGTGGGCTGTTGGGCGTCGTTGTTCATAGTGGTGGCTCAGTTCGAAGGGGAAGGGCAGGGGGCGAGATTGCGGGCTGGCGTCAGTTGACGCCGAAGGCCATGCCGATGGCAGCGCGGATGGCGTCGTAGTGGTCGGTGCCGCCCACGCGGAACACCATGCCGGGCACGTCGATCTCCAGCAGTTCCTGGGCATTGACGGTCAGCTTGTAGTAGCTCGCGGCGATGGTGAACTCGTGGTCGTTGTCTTCGCCGGCCTTGGCCTCGTTGGGGTTCCACTCGCGCAGGCGGCCGCGGATGACAACTTCGGCCGCGGTCACCTGGCCGGTGGCTTCGTCCTGATAGGCGCCGGCGAACCGGAAGATGTTGGCGCCGACGGTTTGCGAACCCAGCATCGCGATGAGCTGCGTCTTCAGACCGCCGGCCTTGATGCCCAACTCGAGCTTTTCGTGGCCGAGGTCGATCTCGACTGGGCCGTGCATGCCGCCGGCGCGGTATTCCTCGGTCTTCTTCGTGATCTTGGGAAGCGTGACGCTGGGGATCTCGCCGACCCAGCTTTCGCCGTCGCCGAACATGGCGAAGTTCTTGAGTTTCTTGGGCAGTGCCATGGTGGTGCGCTCCTATGCGTGTTGGGTTGACGCCGTTCAGGCGGCCTGCACGGCCGCGGCGAAGTTGGCGAGAAAGTCGTCGGTGATGGTCTGGCGGAAGCCCAGGTCTTCGAGCGGCGGCACCGGCGTGTAGCGGTAGCTGATGCGCAGGCGGCCGACGAAGAGTTCTTCTTTTGGGTTGAGGTCGGGATTGATGAAGGCCTCGAAGCCGATCAGGTAGCCGCCCGTCACAAGGTCCTTGCCCTTGGCGTTGATGTTTTCGAGCATGTCCTTCACGAGCGTGGGATGCATGGGCTTGTCCACGAACGTGAAATGCGCCTCGGCCATCGTGTCCGCCAGCACCTGGGCAGTGCGGGTGTAGTTCTCGAAGAAGAACCTTCCGCCCTGGGCCTCGGTGGTGCGGTTGCCCCAGAAGCGATAGCCGCTGCGGTTGATGATGGTCGTGACTTCGAGCGCATTGAGGTACGTCGTATCGCTGCTCGGGCTCTGCAGGTCGAAGAACACGTCGGCGCTGATGCCCTGGGGGCCGTTGACCACGATGTTCGACAGCGTCTTGTGCCAGCCGATCTGCTGGTCGAGCTTGGCGCGCACGCCAAGCGCATAGGCGACGGCCGGGTCCATCTCCACGTCGTTGTTGACGGTGCTCCAAGCGAGGAAGTTGGGCCAGATGACCATCAGTTCGCGATCGCCGAACTTGGCGCGGTAGGTGGTGGCCTCTTCCTTCGTGGTGGCGTAGGTCATGCCATCGGCCTTGCGCGCCGCTACGTAGCCGAATGCTTTCAGCGCCTTCGCGACGACGCCCAGTTCGATAGCAACGGGTTCGGTGTCGAGGTCGGGCGCACCGATGATCCGCGGCTTGTAGCCGAGCTGACCTTGTGCGGCCAGCAGCGCTTGGAGGCCGGTCTTCTGACCCGCGGCCGTGGTGGTGCCGATCACGTTGCTCGTGGTTGCTGCGGCATCCGCGCCAGGCTCGACGCGCACCACGATGGTGACCGATTGAGCTTGCCGGGAGATTGCCTTGAGCGCCTTTGCCAGCGTGCCGGTGGCGCCTGCCTTGCCGATGCTGCCGCCGGGGTTGGTCAGCAGCACCGGGGTGTTGAGTGGGAAGGCCGCCGGATCGGCCTGCGGCGCGGTGGCCACGATGCCGATGATGGCCGTGCTGACGACGCGGATGGTCGCGCCGCCTTCGTCGACTTCGAAAACGCGTACGCCATGGTGGTATTCGGTGGACATAGTGGAGTGCTCCTGAGAATTGAGTCGGGGATGTCTGCGTCAGAGCTGCACCGCAGCGAGGAAGAGGTCGTCGAGCGCGGCGTCGTCCAGGCCGATCAGCGGCCCGAGGGTCTTGAGAAAGGGCGACGTCCGCTCGACCGTGGCGCCGTAGTTCCAGTCGATCTCGGCGGCTTCCCTCTGCGGGCTTTCGAGGGCGGCAATGGCCGCATCAACCGCCTGCAGTTTGTTGATGGCCAGCAGGGCGCGGCGTGCCTGTCGCATGGTCACTTGGTGCGGAACCAGGGCGGGCAGTGCTTCGAGCACCAGCTTCGGTCGGCCGCCCGGTCCAGGCTTGATAGTCCAGCCCGCCGCTTGCTGCGTAAGCAGGCTCTCATGCTCTTCGACGGTGATAGGTACTGCGTCCAGCGGCAGCTCGGCATGGACTTCGTCGTCGAAGAACCCGCCTCTTGAGGGTGAATAGAAAAGCATGGCTATCTCCCGATTGCGAGCCAATAGATGGCGAGCGCGGTCTGGGCGTTGTTGAGGGTCGGGTATGCGCTAAAGCCGCTGAGACTGGTCGTGCCCACGTTGACGACATTGCTGTTGTTGCTAGCGCTGGTGGCTTGGGCGCTCAGATAGAGCAGGGCGCCGGGGAACGCGATCGGGAAGGTCAACGCCTGATTGCCCGCGAGGTTCGCCGTTCCCCACTGCAGGATGATCCCGTTGGGCAGCTTCTGGTAGTTGTTCGTCGAAGTGAACTGGTCCTGCCGCACGGCGTGGCCGGCGCCGGTGGACGCAGCGACGTTGAAGGTTTGCCCGGCATCTCCAGCCTTCGGGGCGAAGCGAGCATCGGCCGTATCGCGATTGAGGGCTTGGAGCCCCTTGGTGGCCGCTGCGATCTGCAAGCCGCCGCCGTAGCAGGAGATGAGCACGAACACGTCGAGGCTTGCATTCCAGCTGACCTCGCAGATGGCATTGGCGATGATCTCGCCGCCCTGCAGCTCGGCGCCGCCGAGGCCCAGCACATGCTTTGCGCCCAAGCCGTTGAGGTTGAGGGTCGTGGCGCCGGTGTTGGCGGCCTTCGCCTTGAGCCACAGCACCATGCCGTCAACGCGCGCAGTCAGCGCGGGTGCGTAGTCGACGACGATGGCATTGGCCGCGCCGGAATCCACCGCGAACATCGGAGCGTTCTTCTGGATCAGGGCCACGGCCGTGCCCGGATCTTCCGCGCCGATGTTGGCGCGCGCCTGCGCAGCCTGCGCCGGCGTGAGGCCCTGGGCGGCGTCGTGCCGGACGTATTGCGTGTGAGGGTTGGCCGCTGCTACGTGGGCGGCAAGGTCCGCATCGGTCGCGTATTGCGGGTGTGGGTTCGCCGCCGCGATGTGGCCGGTCAGGTCGGCGTCTGTGGCGTACTGCGGGTGAGGATCTTCCTTCGCCTCGTGCACGGCAACGGCGTTGCCAAGCTTCAGCGCGAGTTCGGCCTCGGTGAAGGCCCAGCGCACCCACTTTGCGGCATCGGCGCCGGGTACCACGTTGAGGCTCTCGCCCACGCTCTTCCACGTGCTGCCGCCATAGCTGACATAGGCGACGTTCGCCGGGTAGGTGAACGTCGCATCCCACGGGCTGACTCCCCGAAGGCGCAGGTAGCGCGTGCGGCTCGCGAGTTGCCGCGGGGCGAGGTTGTCGATGCCGGTGGGCCCGCCCAGGACCGGGTCATCTTCCTCCAGCTGGTAGATGCCGCCTTCGTAGACGTCGGCTTCGTTGAGGTTTGCCATGTCAGGCGCTTCCGTGGTTGTAGGCGCCGTCGCGCATGGTCGCACCGTTGTGGCTGTTGGCCACGGCGGCATACCGCAGCGCGACCAGATGACAGCGTGCGGGGGCGACGGACGGCAGGAGCTTGCGCAGCCGCTCGGCCTGCGCGTTGGTGATGGGGCGCTCAAGGGCGACCATGTAGGTTGCCCACGTGCTAGCGAGCGCGGCGTGGGGATAGATGCCGTCGCGGCGAATCGTCCCGTTGTGAGTCCGCCCGCCGACTCGCTCGATGATGTCCA